TGTGGTAATTTGGGCAACTTGAACAAATGGAAAATATTGATTAATTTCATCTGTGACTATTTTTTTTATAAAATCATTTGTTAAAGTATCTATATTTTCAAATACGTACTTTTTTAAACCACTTCCGAAAAAAGGATTAAACACTCTTTCACCAGGATCAGTAGAATAAAAATTTATTAAATTATTTCTTATAGCATCTTTTGTTAAATAGTTTGATTTAAAAACAGCAGGAGCATTAAAAGGAATATCAACTCCTACAGCTTTTCTACCTATAGAATCAATTGGAAATCTATTTTGAACAATTATTGCCATTTATTATTTATTCATTAAGGCCATTATCTGGTCTAATCCAACATTACCTTCAGGTAAAGCATCATTAATTGTGTCTACTGATTTGGGTTGAAAATTTCCAGCATATTGAGAGGTTGCTGTTCCACCCATTTGCATTTCACCTAAAATACCACCAAACATTGCTTGCCTTTCAGCAGATGTTAATTGTTTAGGTTTTTCAATATGAGGTTGAGCATAAGTATCTCTTACAGATTCTTGCACAACTGTTTTAGGAGCACGAACTGCTTCCAAAAGAATATCTTTTAATTCCTCTTGGATTGCTTCTCTTACTGCTTCTTTTATTAAATTTTTGAGTTCTGTAGTTTTCATCACGTTATAAATATTAAATTAATAAGCTTTTAAATTATCTCTGTCAATTATTAGTTTAAGTTCTGCAACTAATGTTTGAGCATTTGAAGTAAACGATAATTCTGTTTGAATTAATGGTACACCACTTGGAGTATATCCAACAGCTCTTTTTCTTATTACTGTTGGTGTATATGGGACTTCTTCTATTTTTATTTTAAAACCTTGATAACTAGATCTATCAAAATTATCATAATTATTAATTCCATAACCAATATATTGTTTTGTAGTATCAGATAGTTGTTCAATATTTTTATAATCTGCTTCAGGAAGGCATTTTTGTAATGCTAAAGTAAGATTAGTTATTATACCTGCTACATTTCTTAATGTAAGGGAAAATACTGAGATTCCTAAAGTTAAAGCATTAGCACTAGCAATAATTGGAGGTAGGATTGGAGTTCCATCACTTTTATACAATAATTTATTATTAACATAATCTAAATCATCTAAAATAGAAACTACAAATCCGGGGATTATAGGTTGTAGTTTTGCTGCTGCTGATACTATTGGAATTGTTGTTTGTAAAGCTGTGGAAATTTGTTGTATAGTATTAGCTCCTGTAGATGCAGCTTGACTAATAGCTGCTACTTTATTTATTCCTTCAACGGTATTATTTAAATCTTTAACAATATCATTAAATTGTGCTAAAGTAGCTCTTGTTACAGATTCAGGAGGACAAAGATTTTCTAAATTTATGTAATTAGCAGCTAACGCTAATACGTTAGGTGTGATTATTCCTATTACTTTTTTAGATTGAGCATTTATTATAGGACCAAATTTGCTAAGACCTTTGCCTTTTTGATCTGTAGGAGTATTATTATTTATTAATTCAGTAGCTGTATCTGAATTGGTTTTTCTAAGGGCTTTATCTTGTTTAGCTTTTTCTCTTGTTGCTTTTGCTTTATCTCTAATTGCTTGAGTTTCAGCTTTCTTTTTTTTATGATAATCTTTTAAAGATTCATTAAAAGCAAAATTTTTATTATCTTTTTGATCTTGAAGACTTTTAGCAGTTTCTTTACTAATTTTAGATAATTCGGATTTTTTTATATTTGGGTCAGCAGCTGCTTTGATTAAAGAACTTGCTTTTGAAGGATCTATGATAGCCATTATATAGTAAAATTATCTTTAGATGTAAGTTCCTGATTATTTATTCTGGTTTTTAAAGCTGTAAGAGTTGTATTTACTGTTAATGCTTTTTGGTTTAATGGAGCCATTAAAACGCCAGCAGGAACTCCAACAAGAGTTTGACAAGTATTCATGAAAGATTGGAGTGAGTCTATTAATTCTTCTAATAAATCGACTGTTTGATTACCTAATAATAAAGGTTCATCAGCTTCTTTATCCCCCAAATATAATTTTCCTGTTTGGATAATCATAGTATCAGTATCTACATTAATACTTTCAATAGCATTTAAGTTAATAGACATATTAGAACTTAATAAAATGTGATCTAATGAACTATTAAATACTAATCTTCCAGATGTTACAATAATTTGACTTCCGCTATATTGATTTGGAATTGTAGGAGGATTAGATTGATAACTATCATAATTTGACGAAGCTACTTCTAAGGGTAGTTGTTGAGTACTACCAAAATAAATAGAACCTAAATCTTTATTTATTTCTTCAATAGTAGGAATCCATGCTTCTGTTTCTGAAGGGGCTTGACCATTTCTTAAAATTAAAATAGGGTCTCCATTTTCTCCAATCCGGGACCATGGATTTTGATTTAAAACTGTTGAACCAAAACGAATACTATGACCCCATCTACCTTCATAAATTATATCTCCTTCATAAGGTTGAAGATATTTAATATTACTTTTTTCATTAAATGTGTTTCCTAAATCAATTTCTGGTGGGGGTGAATTTGAGTTTATAGATGCACCTGCTTCGGCTCTTTGATAAGAAATATTTTTTGGTTGGGATTCAGTTTCAGCATTCCAATCTATTAAAGGATCAGGAAAAGCATTTTGATGTAAAGTATTCCAAAGATTAATAGGTTGAAAATAATAATAATCTGTTTGGTTTAAATCTATATTTCTTGGGTCTTGGGTTCTAACGGATGGAAAAGAAACGACATATGTTAGTTCATTTAATAAAGGAACATGTCTTACATTTGGAAATAAAGGTTTAGCAAAATTATAAGTATTAATTAAATTATCTTCATATAATTCACTTACTGGGAGAGTTGGGTTAGAAAAAGAATCAAATAGAATTCCTCCAAAAGTGTTATATTGTCCATATTTTTCAAATAATTTAGGATAATTAGTTTTAATATTTTCTAAATTTAAAAAAGTAAATTTTACTCTTACTGCTTGGATAGTAAAAGAATTTAAAGAATTAAAAAAACTTTGATTTTGGGCTTCTTGAGCGGCTAAACCAGTATCTGCATATCCAGCCATTATTTATCTCCTTTTAATTCATTCATTGCAGCAAGTAATTGGTCTTTTTCTTCATCTGAAATAGTTAGGGTACCATCTGCTGTTTGGGTTTGCATAGCACGTTGAGCAAGCGCAGCCATTTTAATTAGAATATCATCATTTTTAACACTTATTTCCATATATTCCTTAATCAATGGAACCACTAAAGTAGCATCACCAATTTCTGAAATTAATGGTTTTAATTCGTTTATAAGTGCTGTGACTTGTTTGTCTTTTTTCTGTTGGTTATTATAAATTTCCTCTAAAATATCGGAGAATTTTTTCTTACCAAAAATAATATTATCGAATTGTGACATAAATATACAATTTAGTTTCTTATAAATATTAAAACTAAAAATTTGTATATCCGTGTTCTAAATAAAATATATAATTTTCTTTAAAAATATCGTAAAGTTGATTGGCTATTTTTGTAATTTTTGGAGTTTTTACATCAACTTGTTCACGTATATAAATGTAGAGTGCTTTTTTATTAAAAACATCTAAATTTTCTCGTTTCCTAAATAATTCTAAAATAGCATCGGCTATTTGGGCATCATATTCTTTTGGAAATAATCTAAATATATGTTCTGTACAATAATTAGTATATTGATCTATAAATTGAGATAAACGTTCATCATGATTATCACCATCTATATTATAAGAATGGTTTTCATCTTCTTCTAAAATTTCAATTGGTGCTGTATCAACACGTTTTTTATAATTTTTCTGATTAGAAAGAATTAAGTAACGTTTTGCAATTGTGCCAAAATATGAATATGCTTTAGCTCCTTTTGTTTGATCATATAAATGAATTTTAGAAAGGAGAAATGTAATTACTTCATGTTGTAAGTCTTCAATATTGTCTACTTCTGTATAATAAAATTTAAATGTGTGAATAATATTTTCAGTTAATTTAAAAAAACCATAATGGATACGTTCTCTATATATGTTACTTCTTTTTTCAGAATCATCTGTATTATTATATAAAACAATAGCATCCTCAGTATCCTGAGTAAAGTATTGTACTCCTTTCTTTTTTTTCTTAACTACTACTTCCATTACTTTTCAACATTCTTTATGATGAAAGCATTTAAAATAGTTTGGATATTTTGAATTTGTTGAAAGAAAAATCCTACTTCATCATCGGATTTAAAACTACCTTTAGCATCTACTTCTTGCATTTTTTTATCTGCGGCTTCGATAGTTTGAGAAATTTTATTTAAATAAGTCATATATCCTGTAAGGATATCTTCCTGTTTTTCGTTTTTACGTAAGAGGTTAATGGTCGTAAATCCTAGAACCACGACCATTATACTTAAAATTATTGTTAATATTATCATAAGTTATCTAATAAGTTTTTAAGACCTTCATTTTTTAGTGAACCTAATGCTTTAGTTTGTTTACTATCTTTTGAAGGATATTTTTTATTTGATTCCAATGTAAAACTTTTCTTTGATGTATCCACGCTACCGTTTAATTTAGGTAACCATTCACGTTCAAATTCAATACGAGCTGCCATTAAATCTGCCTGGTGAATAATAATTGGTAAAGCTGTACGTGGTTTTT